TTGTAATATGATAGGTAATTTCCTGCACCATCAAGGCCGCTCACAGGAGCTTGAGTTGGTGTATTTGTAGGTGTGGGTGTAGGCTTAGTGGGTGTAGGGGTTCTGTAATTTTTAGCTTCATCAGAATTATTAACAATTGCTGCAGTCATGGACACAGAAGGTGTAATAGTGGGTGTAACAGTGGGGGTGGCTGTAGGTGTAAGTGTCAATGTTTCACTTATGGTAGGTGTGGGGGTGGGGGTCAATGTTTCACTTATGGTAGGTGTGGGGGTCAATGTTTCACTTATGGTAGGTGTGGGGGTGGGGGTCAATCCTGCAGGTAACATTTCTGTTACAGTAGGTGTTTGTGTATTTGTAGGGGTAGGTGTATTTGTAGGGGTAGGTGTAACTGTAGGGGTTACTGTTTGCGTGGGGGTTACTGTTTGCGTGGGGGTTACTGTTTGCGTGGATGTAGGGGTTGCAATTATATCACTATAGACAAAAGTCCTCCCGTTTATTCCGCAGCAACTATTAACTGCTGTAAACCTACCTATGGTATTTCCATAGACCGGCAAATTCCAATAATCACCTTCTCCATTAAATGGTTCAGGCATTAAGTAGCGTATCCAGATATTAAGATCTTCAGAAACATAATATTCACCTTGATTAGCAGATGTAGTTGCAATGTAAATGCCATTTCCATAGCTAATGTCAGTTACAAGAAATGTGGTAGGGGCAGAAATTGGTGTCCAATTAATACCATCTGTAGATGTTGAGGCTCTAAAATTGGGACTAGCATTTTCAAAAGCTATAAACATTCCATTTACTTTCCTCACCCTGTCGACAGGGTGAGGAAATGTTCTGCTTGTTAATGTGGCACAATTATCAGTAGAGGTGTAGTAATTAGTATTATCACCATTATTTGTTAGAATAACAGTTTCATTTAATGCTTCTACATGTCTAATAACAAAGGTTGTTGGTAAAGCTGATAGCTGCCATGTAATTCCTTCATCATGAGAAATGCAAACATCAGAAGAAGAAAATAGAGTTTGCGCTAAATAATATTTTCCATTAGAATAACTACTTTGACCCCAATACCTAGAAGCGGGTAAACTTATTGTACTCCAATTTATTCCATCTGTAGACCTATATAAGGTAGGGGAATTTATAGCAGCAGCTATTACATTGCCATTGCCTTTTGCAATTGTATTAGCACCAAATGAGGGGTTAGTTGGAAGATAATTTATTCCATCAAATGAATATACGGCTGTTGGTGTCGGAAAAACAGACATATATATAAAAACTGGTATAGGAGCAAAATCTAAAAATTCCCCATCAAACCATCTAGTTGATACAGGGCCTTGAACTGCAGTAAAGTTTAAAGGAAGAACAAGAGGAAGAGTGGTTGTTGGGGTAAGCGTCATTGTTATTGTTGGGGTAGGAGTAGATGTACTTGTAACTGTTTGTGTTGGTGTAACTGTTTGTGTTGGTGTAATTGTTTGTGTTGGTGTGGGTGTTCTGTAATTCTTAGATTCATCCGCAGCATTTAATATGGCGGGGGTAGGTGTTACTGTGGGTGTATTGGTAGGTGTTGCAGTTTGTGTATTAGTTGGTGTTAATGTTAAAGTTTCTGTAATAGTATTGGTAGGTGTCAGTGTAGGTGTTACTGTAGGGGTATTAGTAGGTGTTACAGTTTGTGTTGCTGTGGAGGTGGGTGTATTGGTGACAGACACAGTCGGTGTGTTAGTAGATGTGCTAGTAACAGTTAATGTGGGTGTAGGTGTTAGCAATGTACCAGTTAATGTGGGTGTCGGTGTTCTGTAATTTTTAGATGCATCTGCAGCATTTAAAATAGGCGGTGTTAAAGTAGGGGTAACAGATTGTGTGTTTGTGACTGAAACTGTTGGTGAATTTGTAGGTGTACTTGTAACAGTTTGTGTAGCTGTAGCTGTTGCAGTGTTTGTAAGTGTAGGTGTTAATGTGGGTGTTTCAGTAGGTGTATTGGTGGGTGTTGACGTCACTGTTTGAGTCAATGTTGGTGTAGATGTACTGGTTGCAGTAGTAGTGGTTGTGTTTGTTGGTGTGTTGGTAGATGTTGCTGTATTAGTTAAAGAAAGAGTCAATGTGGGTGTTATTGTTTGTGTTAAACCAGGTGTTTCTGTTACTGTGAGCGTTACTGTAGTTGTAGCTGTCGGTGTTTCTGTTGGTGTTACTGTTTGTGTAGATGTTTGTGTGGGTGTAACAGTTTGAGTCTGCGAAACTGTAGGTGTTGGTGTTCTTGTCAATACACTAGTAGTTGTTGATGTTTGTGTTGGAGTAGATGTATTTGTTGGCGTTGTTGTAACAGTGCTTGTTGGTGTATTAGTGCTGGTGTTTGTTGAAGTGATAGTCGGGGTGCTAGTCACTGTAGGAGTGCGTGTTGTTGTTGGGGTGTTAGTAACTGTAGGGGTGGGAGTAGGAGTGAGAGTACTTGTAGTTGTGGGAGTTGATGTTAAAGAATTTGTAGGTGTTGGTGTGAATGTTGCAGTGCTAGTAGCAGTGTTTGTAGGTGTGTTAGTATTAGTCAAAGTTTGTGTAGGTGTGGGTGTCACAGAAGTTGTAGATGTGACAGTCTGAGTCAATGTAGGGGTTACTGTAGCTGTAACTGTTTGTGTTTGTGTAGGTGTGTTAGTGTTTGTGCTTGTAGGAGTTACAGAAACTGTTGTTGTGGGTGATATTGAAACAGTGCATGTGACAGTTTGTGTCAAAGTAGGTGTAACTGTTGCAGTTATTGTTGATGTATTAGTAGGTGTATTTGTAGGTGTGTTGGTTGGTGTAACAGTAGGTGTTGCCGTTGAAGTCACAGATTGTGTAGGTGTAACAGTTTGTGTCAAAGTGGGTGTAACTGTTGCAGTCACAGTGCATGTGCTTGTTGGTGTATTGGTAGGGGTGTTTGTAGATGTGGGTGAATTTGTTTGAGTACTAGTAAATGTATTGGTGACAGTTTGAGTAAGGGTAGGTGTTGCAGTTGCCGTTTTAGTAGGCGTACTAGTTGGTGTATTTGTTGCTGTTTCAGTTGGTGTACGTGTGACAGAAACTGTGTTTGTTACAGTAGGAGTTACAGATTGTGTAACTGACTGTGTTGGCGTTACTGATGTGGTGGGTGTATTAGTTGGTGTGTTAGTCGGTGTAGGGGTTAATGTTGCAGGCGGGTAAGAAGATATTGCAGGTATAACAAATTCGCTTCTCGCGACACCTAAAATTATAGAGCCAGTGTTTGCATAAAATAAAGTATACAGCTGATTACTGTTTGCAGATATTGTTGCATTTTGAGTTATGTAAAGTGTTGTTTTGTTTGCAGAAAGACCTGCAGCTGCAGTTAACGTTATGTAACAATTAGCAAAATTAGTTGCATCATAAAAGTTTGTAAATGCAACAATTTTATCTTCTATTTTAGCACTGAAGCTTTGAACGGATGTACTTACTACCAGATAATGTATAGCATTATCGTTTGTGAAATTGTAAATGTTTTGAGGTATTTGAATGTAATTGTATGTAAATGCAACTGGCTCTGTGTACACAGAATAGTTTTTGTCTGATAATTTTGAATAGCCAGCTCTGTTGCCAATTATTACATCATATGTTCTTTCACCATACATTTCATTTCTTAACAGATCAACAATCAAATAATTTTTATTTGAGCTTCTGAAGCGTTTCCATGGATAGCCACTAACTGGAGGAAATGCAGCAAATGCTTTATGATCTGACTTAAACAGATCTATACTGCATAGAACAGGGTAATCAGTTAAATTGCTAGAACTAAGCAATACATATTCTACTGTGTCATATTGATAACCTTCAAAAGTGATGGATGCAGACCCAGACGCATTTAAAGTTATCAAATTCATTTTATAAATCCTGAATATCTACATCAATGTTTGTAATTTGCGGGTAACCAGACAAGCCCAAAATGTCCGTTACATAGTTGTCTCCTTCCCCGGGTAAATCATACACAGATGAAATAGGAGTAAACGTTGTGTCAATGTAATAAATGTTGCCTATAGCTTTGCTTGTAGATTCTGATGGGAACAACCATCCTTTGATAGTGAAACCTGTATCAGCTACAATTCTATATTTTTCAGTTGCTGCAATGTCTGTGGGATAAGATAAAGCTATATTTTCATTCCAAAGAACTTCACTACGAATTTCAAATTTTTTGGAAAACCCGCTTGCAAACAGTTTGCTTGGCAATGTCCAAGACAATATGATGTACGGGTTGCTGTAAGGTACAAAGTTAGATATGATTTGATCCATGTCACTTTGAAAGCGAGTTAATATGGATACAGACACTTCTACATTAACAGGCACAGGTGCTCTAAAGAAATTTGATTTGTTAGCTATTGTGCGATCTGCTCCAGCTGACGGATAATAAAAGCCACCTACTTTGTTAAAAACTCGTGTTTCATCTCTACGCACACTAGTTATGCTCACAGAAACTACAGGTACTGTTAAATTCTGAGCTTTGTTAACCAAGTCATACATAACACGTTGCTTAGGTGCATACACGTAGCGTACATGTATTTTTTGCTGCTCTACTCGATCTTTATTGAACCGTCTGATTACTATGTCATCAAATGCGGCAACAAACTGAGTGATTAAGTCTTTTATTTCAAAGTGAAATGTCTGGGCCTTCACTATATTATTTATTATTGAAGGCGATCAATAAAATATTTAGGTAATTTATCTTTAACTCTCTTTAAAGTATTAACTATGTTTCCATCAAGTATATATGTACTGGAAAAATCATGCTTGCTTCTAGTGGCTCGTCCGCATGCTTGAACCAATGAATTTAACATCTTGTTTTCATACCATGTTTTATCAAAATCAAACAACTGTTTGATTCTTTTGTTTGATAGAGGTGAGAAAGGTAGTTTAACAATGATTTGAAATCTTGCTAATTCATCTTTTAAATCTATGCCGAATGCTAAGCTTGGCGACACAAGTATGGTTGGAAAATCAGTTTCATAATGCCGCTTCAATATGTCATCATTTTTTGCCATATCATCACGAAACAAAAATCTCTTGTTACTGCACAGCTTGGCTTTCAATATGTTAGTTATTTCTTGTGAATGCGTGTGTATGATTCCTTTTTCGTTAGCATGATGCGACACAATGGTTTTAATTTGCTCAGCAACTTTAGGCAGAATGTTTGTTAAATTTTTATAGTTTAATTTGTTGTTGGATGTTACATATATAGGTGATTTTTTTGGATCAAAATCACTTTCCACTTCAACATACTCATAATCTTTAATGCCCAGGGTTCGAGCAAAGTGTTTGTGATCAATGATTGTAGCAGACATGAGCAGTATATTATCGGCGTGGTCAAAAATGTAGCGAGATATTCCATCGACACGCAACGGTGTGAAGCTGGCCTTTTGTGAATCAATTTCAATAACATAATCACAGCTTGTCCACAATTGATCTATGCGAGATAATGAACCGAATAAATTTTTTAATTGCAGATGCCTGATTCTATCAGGCTGCGATAAAGTATTCTTTTTGTTAAACTTTAATTGTAAGGCTTCTACTTTTTCACTTATTTCCATGCGCAAAGCGTTAACCCAGTTTCTTGCACGTTCATTATTATTTGATACAAGCGGTTTAAAGTCTATTCCATATTTCTTGAGACGCATATAATTCACTTCTGCTGAAAAATGCTTTACAAGCTCATCTTCCAATTCAGATGCCTCATCACATATAATAAAGTTTTTTCTCTTTACATGATCAGGCAATGACAGGAACATTTTGTAATTGAGCGCAGCAAACCGCGATACTAATGCCTTGTTAACAGCATTGTAATAAGAACACAGCGATTGTGCGCAGCATTTGGATTTTAAATCTCGCACAAAAACACATGGTGCAGTCTCTACATCAAAATTTGTATCAAGATTGCAGATGTAATTTGACTTGCCTTTTAAAATGTCTGTTTCTGGAAACAGTTTTGAATATTGATCTTGCAAAGATTTAGTAATTGTCAATACAAAAGTGCCATGTGGAGGTTCAGACAATATTTTAGATTCATTAACATAGTTGCCAAATTTGTCACGCGCGAAAGCAGCACCGGTATATATTTGATTGATGAATGGATTAGATGCTTGATTGCCAATGCCAGATATTGTTTTGCTCAAAAAACTTTTGCCAGTTCCAGTTGGCGCGCAGCAAATTACAAACTTCTTTCCGTTGTTAAATGCTGTTTCAACCTGCTTTATCAGTTTGATTTGATTTGGGCTTGGATTGTAGTCTTTTGGAAAGTGAGATAGGTAGCGTGTTAGCACTAATGTATTATACAGGAACTATTTGTACGTACAACTTTTTATTATAATATTTTGATGTCTTTTGCGTTTTAATTTTGGTGAGCAACTTTTCAACGTTTTTATTGTATGTACAGAATGTTTTGACTGTGTAGTCTAATGTTATTTTTCCATTGTCATTCTGAATATCAAAAGGGTACGGTAATTCAAATATGAAACGTTTAGATAAAGAATTTGAATTTACAAGCGTAAAGACACAAAAGAAATCCTTCACACAGAACAGAAGCAATTTGCCTTCTTTTAAGACTTTAGAATCAGAAAAAATCTTAATGTTTGATAGCAGACATTTACTAAAAATTTCTTCAACGCTTTCTTTGGACGTCATGTATTTTGAAACCTCATTTTTTGTTCAGATGACATGCCAGCTAACTGCTTATTAAAAAACTCCCAAAACGGCTTGCCAGCAGGAATTAGATTTATTAAATTGCATGCCACCATGTTTATGCATCTGTAATCTTGCATTATAATGTCCCATGTTATGATAAGATTTTTCCCTGTAGGGCTGTACTTGGGTGAATAGATGGCTCTTCGATAATTAAGGGCCAGGCGACCTTCCGGGCTGTTTAAAAGCGGGAGGTTATTTGTGCATAGCATTCGTCTTGTAAGAGGCGCTCCTAATTTTGGCCTTCTACGCACAAATTTAATTTCAGCTACGTTGTTTAGTAGAAGATTTTTTAATGTGGCTAGCGACACTTTCATTATCGTTTCTTAACGAGCAAATTCCAAATATTCTTTGCTCGTTAAGAAAAACTCCTTTTTTAAGGTTGCCGTAACCTTCAATGTCAATGTTTGATACCGGTATACCAAGATTATTGGGGAAGCAAACATGATCACCTTTTTTAACAAACTTAGCTGATGGACCGCATAAAATTACTTCTCCAATACGCCATGCCCTGGTATCTGCATTAACAGGCACAACAATGCCATTTCGCATAATTGACGACCCATCTTCTGTTTCATCCGAAAATTTCACTAACAACACATCATCTAGCAGCGATTTTAGGTTGTAACCGTAAAATACTGAATTAAAAGAATTTTTTGGTAATTCAGAAAGATCAATTAAGCTTTTTTGTACTGGCAATAAGTCTATATTAGCGCTCACTTAATGATTTAGATGTAATACTTAATTATTCAACAGGTTATAATATTCTTTAACTTCTCTAATAGAAATTTCATGTGTTGCTGCTAATAATTTTATATTATTTGCTTTATCTGTTTCAGCGTCATTTAGTTCTGATTTTTTTCTCTTGAAGTATGTAATTTTTTTAACAGCTACTTTTGGCAGTACTGCTGTGTACAAGGACACAATGTCTCGCTTAGTATCAAAAGCTTTTGCATATTTACCGAGCTTGTTGCAAAGCAAGCATATTTTATCTGAGTACATGCTGCACCACCGATTAAAAATATAAGGTACAAAGCTTGCCTCATCATCTGCTGTCATGAGATTTGCAGATCTAGTTTTAAACAAAATCTGAGCAATAAAGTCAAATATTGTCACGCTATAACTTTAGAAGTAGCAATGAAGATATCGTCGTTCATGGCATAAAACATATGAATTGTTTCATTCATGAATGATGTAGCCTGTTCATCAGTTAACTGTGTAGAAAATGCAAATGCAGGTGCCTTCTTGCCGGCAAATATGTTGATGCCAGTATGACCAAGTGCAACACCGTTTTTTGTATAAGTTATGCTCACACTGCATTTACCTTTAGTTTGCGTAACCCCGCCTTGGGTATGCTCTTTGTGCACAATTAAATCATCACCATCGACATCAATAGGTGCTTTCAAATAATTTGTAGCTAAATTGTTTGCTAGTTGTGTGTTAAACAACCTTTGCCATGCAACTGCACCAAATGCATCTAAATGTGGAATCTCCCACAAGAAGTTTATAGCATCATCACTGTAAATGTAGTCATTGTTTAATACATCTTCGCTGTCTATCATGCCCTCTGCTTCAACTTTCATCGGCGCGCGAAATGCAATGATATTGCCGATCGGTAAAGTTTTTTCTCTGAAAAATTTGTAAGCAAAGCGGTCATGCAGTAGCTTGCCATCATAACATTTAATATTTGTTAGTATCATGTTTTTATTATAATGTATTGCAGTTAATATGCAATGTAGATGTCTCTGCCTATGCCAGTATTCTCTACTGTATATTTTGGATTAATATCAAGCAACAGATCGCGCATTTCTTGCTCAGTAGGCCAGTTGCCTGAACCTAAGTCTACACAGTCATCAATAATAATGACATGGTCTTTTTTATTACTGTGTGTCTTAATATTAACAAGCTCATCCTTGAGTGGAGATAACTGACAATCATGAGCATCTAGTAAAAAGAAAAATGTGGTGTCAGGATTTGCCTTTAAAATATCCACTAAAGCTAAATCAGAAGACCCTTTGTACCATTCAATGTTAGGAAATTGTTTTCTTATGTTGTTATAACTTTCTTTCTTTTCTTCTGTAACTACTAGTTCAACTGTATGCACAACATTAAAATGGGCTGCAAGAAAGCTTGTAGTTTTTCCCATGAATGTGCCAGTTTCAATAGCGTGGTTAATGTTCTTCAATCGCTTTATTTTACCTGCATATCTCATCAATACATCAATAAAAATATTAGGCACTGTAAACTCAGAGCGGTCTCTATCAAACACTTCCCATCTAGCATCATTTGAATAGTCAATATCTAATTTCATTAATAACAATATAGCGTATTATTTCTTGTTTTCAACTTGTTGCTTTATCCAGGAATAGGTTTTTTCTAAACCTTGACGCAACGGTTTTGAAGGAGCCCAGTTTAATTTTTCTTTGATAAGCTTGTTGTCAGATGTGCGCCCCCGTACTCCAAGTGGACCATGAATGTGCGTTGTGCTTACTTTTTTACCAGCAATTTGTGACACTATTTGCACTAGTTGATTGATACTAACCATTTCTTCAGAACCAATATTAACTGGTTCTTTAAATTCAGATTCCATGAGCCTTGAAACTGCCTCTAAACATTCTTCAATATACAAAAAGCTTCTTGTTTGATTGCCGTCACCCCAAATTTCAATCTTACCATTGTTGGCTGCTTCGGCAACCTTTCTGCATATTGCAGCAGGCGCTTTTTCTTTACCGTTGTCGTAAGCACCTAGCGGGCCAAACACATTATGAAATCTTCCTATGCGCACATTTAATTTGTAATTGCGTGCATATGCAAGATA